CGCCCGTAAGAGGAGTTGAACGTCGTTGGTTGTGTTATCTGCCTCATCAATAATGATGACTTTGTGTTTAGCAGTTGACGAAAGTGAGACGGTCGAAGCAAAGTTTTTCGCAGTGTTTCGCACAGTATCAAGGAATCTACCTTCATCGGATCCATTGATGACATATACATCTACTCCAAGTTCGTTGCACAATGCTTTTGCTACGGTTGTTTTACCACAACCAGCAGGTCCCGAAAGAAGGAGATTAGGAACCTCACCTTTATCTAGGAAATCTTTAAAAGTTTTTTTAGTTGCATCTGGGAGGATGCAATCTTCAATTGTTTTGGGTCGATACTTCTCAACCCACAAAAATTCATCACGACTCATAATGTTTATACCCAATCAGGTTTTCGTTCTGGCATACGAAGATAATTAGATGCAACCCAAGGTTTGGATGCGATATACATCTTGTAAGCAGTAAAAGTGTCAATGCTTGTGTCAAGTTTATATTCATCTGGCATAGCACGAGCGAATGCAGTTACTTCAGTAATCTTCCCCCTTGGAAACAAGTAGAAAGCATCTACAAGTGTCTTATAGCAGGAATGAACCTTATTATACCGCAGAGTGTATTCATCACACAAGTTAAGACCATGTTTGATCAACCAATAGGCATTATGGATATTTTCCATTGCCCATTTGGTACAGGGATGATTACGGAATGCACCCTTTTCAGTTTTGTAAGGAGTATTATCAGTTTTGAGTAAAGGACCGTAACTATGTCCCCACTTGTCAGAAGCAACGATAGAAAGCATCTGACAGCACTCTAGGGGCATTTTAACAACGTGCTTGTCTGGGAGGCAAATGGCACTCTCAGCAGGCCAAGGAGAAGTAACAAAGATGTTCATTCCAAAAACTGCATCAAATAGTGTATACCCCAGTCTAGTGTCTGAGGTGGAATATCGGTGATGTTCTGTGCCAGTATTTCTTTTGCTTGCAGAAGTCTTTCCTTACCAACAGCATTTACAGTAGCACCAGAAGCATTCATAAACTCTTCATAGTCTTCTTCATTTCCATTCTTGAATCCACTAATGTAGAGTTCTCTAACTTCCCTACAAAGTTTTTCAGTCTCAGGTGCGAAAGTAATGGTTTCTTCCTTAAGAGGAATAGTCATCGTCTTCATACAAGACATACTAAACTTCATAGCCTTTCTTGTGTCATCAAGTGAAAGTGCATATGGTCTTTCATCTCTGAATGCATATTGAATGCAACCATTTGCACATTCCATTACCCGAAGAAGGGCAACCTTGTCCTTTTCAGAATCTGGTAGGTTGCCAAAAAGTTCATCCCAGTTTTTCATTCAAAAGTTGAATCTGGTTCCAGAGCAATATAATAGCAGAGATCGTGATTCTTGGACTGAAAACGTGATAAAAGTTTTTGAGATACTACTACCTCATAAGTTCCAGGAAGAACCTTGATATTCTCAACCTTGAAGTTGAAAACAAACTCAGAGTCAGTTTCACCAACAACGATTGCAAAGTCATTAGAAGTATCGTTCTTTTTATCACGAACAACCAGTTTCACAACACCTGCTTCACCAACAGCAGAAATATCTGGGAGTTGATAAACTGCTGCTGCTTTGAGAAGTTTATCAAGCTGTTCAGTGCTCAGTTCAAAACAAACATCTTCGCTAGGAAGAACAATATCCTTCTCAGGAGGAGTGATGATTACACTAGGATCAGCGAAAAAATACTTTGAACGCATCTTACCTTCACGGATAACAACATATCCATTGTTATCAAAATCTAATTCAGGACTTTGATGAAGACCAAGACCATTTAGAAATTGATTAAGGTCATAAATACCAAAATCCTTAGAAAATTCTTCAGTGATAGTTGCTTCGGCAAGAATATTCTTCATCACACTAATAGTGCGAAGTTTATTACCTTCACGAAAAAGAATAGATTGGTTAATAGAAGAAAAGTTCTTCAGGACAGAAAGAGTTTTATCAGAAAGTTTCATAATCAATAAGGAAAGTCGGAAGTAGTGTTTTTGTGAAGACCAGCAAAGTGGTATAGAAGAATACAATAGTGGATTGCTTTTAGAATGTCCATCTTAGATTTACCATTCTTCTTACCAAAGCGAGAAAGATACTTAATGGCATTTGAACGAGTAAATGCTTCCGAATCACCAATACTTTCAATCAGGTCAAGAGTTTGAGTTTTAGATTGTTCGGAAGTGTAATGTGAATGATAAGTGCTGGAAAGATATTGTTCAATCTCTTTTAGAGTTTTGTCTTCTTCATATTTCCAAAAACCATTTTTGTTCGTATCTTCAGGCATATTCAAATTAAAAGTAATAGTGTCAGGAGAGTTATTTCCAAAGTAAGAGAATGGAACGGATTGTGCTGCGTAAACAAAATCCTGGGCACCATCAAAAGAAATGGTATCAGTTCCTTCTCCACCAAAAATTACAGTATCCTTCCAGGAATATGGAATTGAACTTTCGTAAGTGCTCTCAAAGTTTTCAGACATTTTATTTCATAGTAAAGGTTAAAAAGAGGAGGCACATTGACCTCCTTACATTCTATCAGGATTGGGGTTCCTGGTCAACAGGCATCTGGAAATCAGCATCAACCTTATCATAAAGTTCAAGGAATGCTTGCTTAGTTTCGTCATCAAAACGATTGACGCAAACTTGAATTGCTTTGGCTTTATCTTGGAAGATGCTGTAAGCACGGATGATGTGGACCAGGCGGCGGGTGCTGATGATTTCCTCAATACCACCATCGTAGAAGGTTTTGCGGATAATATCACCCCAGTCCACCAGACGCTTACAGAAATCGTGGTCTTCCACACCAAGATCCAGAGCAACACCTTCCAGAATCTTCTGTTCGGTTGCAGGGGCAGGATAGGACTGCTCAAAGGTCACAGGGAAGCGTTCAAGGAATGCTTCGTTGAGCACGTTGGTGCCGATGAAGCGACCATCATCAGAACCCTTACCCTTAGTGTTTGCGGTGGCAATCACATTAAAACCAGCAGCGGGTTTTACCCAACGACCAATCTTTTTCAGGAACACACCCTTACCTTCTAGAATGGACTGAAGGCAGAGGATCTTGTTAGATGCGAGGTCGATTTCATCCAGAAGGAGGATTGCTCCTCGTTCAAGTGCTTCGATGACGGGACCGTTATGCCATGCAGTGTTCCCATCAACAAGCCTAAAACCACCGATAAGGTCATCTTCATCAGTTTCAATCGTAATATTTACACGGATCAGTTCACGCTTCAGTTGAGAACAAGCTTGCTCTACGCTGAAAGTTTTACCGTTACCAGAGAGACCAGTAATAAAAGTAGGATAGAAAAGACGTGACTGGATAATCTTTTTAACATCAGCAAAGTTACCAAACTTGACGAAGGTATCATCTTTTTCAGGAATAAGATTTTGCTCTACAGGAGGAACCACAGCAGGTGCTTGGAAAGTACGTTCAATCTCTTGAACTTTTTGAGGTGTTACTTCAAGATTCCATTTACCACGACCAACTTTAAACTCATCAAGTTTCTTAGTAACGGTTTGATAGTTAGCATCGTTCAGATTACACCAAGCACGAATATCAGCACCTGTAACGGTATTTCCATACAGGTTCTGAAGGGAAGTGCGGATGTAGTCGGAGGAGAGTGCCATTCGTTTGTTTCGTTTCAACCTAGTCATTATAAACGAAAAAGGGGGTCATAAAGACCCCCAGTAGTCAGTTTCCAGACTGTCCATACTTGTATCGCATAGCTTGAAGTAGATATGCTTGAGACAAAGATTTTGGACCTTCTTTTAGGATTTCAATAACTTTAGGATCTCTTTCAGATGCAATAGCAATTTCTTTCCAGTTTTGTTTCATTCTTTACCATTTACTTTTCTTTGGATTTTATTCTAGCATTAATACTCTTTCTAATATCATCTATTCTATCAGCAGTTGCATTAACCTTTGCTGGTTCCTTTTCATAACCACCATAGGATTTCCATCCAGCAGGAGGACGATGTGCTTCAGCAGTAAATTGTTGAAAAGTCTTCATGCTACCAAAGAAATAAATTCTCCTAATACTTTTTTATTTAGTTTTTTAGTTTTAAGTGATTTGACGAAAGCAGACTTGATTTGAGACTTGGTTGCATCATCAGCAACTTCAAACTCAGTATCCTGAGAAAGTGCTGTAGCAGACAAACCAAAGTATGCATCATATCCAGAGTTAGTAATAGTGAAACTTCTCAGTTTTTTCCAGTCACTCTGGATTTTATCATATACTTTACCATCATTAATAGAGTGATAAAGACCGATGAAACGCTGAGCATTCCTAGATTCAAGAACACGGATACCAATAAAGTTTGTGTTAGAAAACTTATCTTTCAGATTTTTCAAAAGAGTATCAGTGAATGCGTGATATCCATAATCAATCTTATAAGTT